ATCCATTAATTATGTGACACTAACCTTTGTTGCTACACGTACTGGTGTTAGCTTCGAAGAAGTGGCAGGTCGAGTTTAAGCATTACCATCTAAATAACAACAGGAGGATTAAAGAACAATGGCTTTAAAGACGATTTCAGAACTCAAATCTAAACTATCGGGTGGTGGTGCGAGGCCGAATTTATTCGAAGTTAGTATATCTGATTTGCCAGAATGTGCATCTCAGAGAGGCAAATGGAAAGGTGATGATAATGGTCAAGGTAAATTGCAGTTTTTGTGCAAGGCTACTGCATTACCAGCATCAAATATTGCAAATATTGATGTTCCTTTTAGAGGAAGAATATTGAAAGTTGCTGGTGATAGAACAATTGATACTTGGACAATCACTGTTATTAATGATGAAGATTTCGTAATTAGAAATCATATGGAAGATTGGATGAATGGAATTTCCAAATTAGATAACAATACTGGTGCTACAAATCCAGAGTCTTATATGGCTGAGGCAAATGTAGTTCAACTAGGTCATGGTGCTGGGAAAGGAATTAATTCTACAGGAAATACAACTGGTACTGCACCAGATGCGAGTGGTGGATTTGGATTAAGAAGATACAACTTCAAAGATATTTTCCCAACTAATGTTTCTGCAATAGATCTTTCTTATGATTCTACTGATACTATTGAAGAATATACAGTTGAATTCCAAGTTCAATACTGGTCAGCTATTCAAGGAATAGCCGTTCAATAATTAAGACAATTACAATCCTACTAAATAGTAGGAACAGTAAAGTCTATTATAAAATATTATGGCAAAACTCTTTGGATTTTCTATAGAGGATGAAGAACAAAAGCCGAAAGGCGTAGTCTCCCCTGTCCCCGAAAATGACGAGGACGGGGTTGATTATTTTACAACGTCTGGTGCTGGATTTTATGGTTCATATGTAGATATTGAAGGTGTCTACAGAAACGAAACCGATTTAATAAGAAGATATAGGGAAATGGCACTTTATCCAGAAGTGGATAGTGCCATTGAAGATATTGTTAATGAAGCAATTGTTTCAGATACAAATGATGTTCCTGTACAGGTTGATCTTTCAAATTTAAATGCAAGTGATTCTATAAAGCAAAAGATTAGAGAAGAATTTAAATTTATATTAGACCTATTAGATTTCGATAGAAAATCACATGAGATTTATAGGAATTGGTATGTAGACGGAAGATTATATTATAATAAAGTTATTGATATGAAGAATCCACAAGATGGGATTCAAGAATTAAGATATATTGACGCAGTTAAAATGCGTTATATTAGAAAATTACAGAAGAAAGATAAGAGTAATGGTGATGAATATCTAGATAGTTTAGGAAAAGGACAAGACGTTTCAAGATATCCTTTCCCTAAGATTGATGAGTATTTTCTTTATAATCCAAATACATCTTCTCAGTTAAATGGTCCACAAATTGGTCCAACATATGGAGGTAATACTGATAAAGCCATTCCGATGTCAAAGGATTCAATTACCTATTGTACTTCGGGTCTTGTAGATAGAAATAAAGGATTAGTTTTATCATATTTACATAAAGCAATTAAGGCACTTAATCAATTAGGAATGATTGAAGATAGTCTTGTTATCTACAGATTATCTCGTGCACCAGAAAGAAGAATTTTTTATATTGATGTAGGTAATCTTCCTAAGATGAAAGCAGAGCAATATCTGCGTGATGTTATGATGAGATATCGTAACAAGTTAGTTTATGATGCAAAAACTGGTGAACTTAGAGATGATAAAAAGTATATGTCTATGCTAGAGGATTTCTGGCTTCCTAGACGTGAAGGTGGTAGAGGTACTGAAATAACTACACTTCCAGGTGGTCAAAATCTTGGAGAAATAACTGATATTAAGTATTTCCAAAGTAAACTTTATAAGGCATTGAATGTTCCTTCATCTAGAATGGAAGGAGATGGTGGTTTTAATTTAGGTAGATCATCAGAGATACTAAGAGATGAAGTTAAATTTAGTAAGTTTGTAGGAAGATTAAGAAAAAGATTCAGCAATATGTTCAATGATATGCTGAAGACTCAATTACTACTTAAAAATATAGTAACTCCTGAAGATTGGGAGATAATGAGTGAGCATATACAATATGACTTCTTATATGATAATCATTTCGCAGAACTTAAGGAGGCAGAATTGCAGACAGAAAGATTAAATCTTCTTGCAAGTGCAGAACCTTATGTTGGAGTTTACTATTCACAAAATTATGTTCGTAAGAATATCCTACGTCAAACTGATGGAGAGATATTAGAGCAGGATGATATTATTAAACAGGAAATTGAGGATGGAAAAATACCTGATCCTACTGCTGAACCAGAAGGAATGCCTGGAGAACCAGGTGCAATGGGAGATCTTGGAGATCCAGTACTAGAACCAGATTTGGCAGCAGGTGCTGCAGAATTTGATGCTAATATTGTTCCCAAGGGAGGGGAGATATAAATACCTAAATACTAACATAATTATTTCTTAAGAATATGGACGAATTATTGGATTTGTTGGCAAAAGATGGAAGTGCATCTCAAGTTAGTGATAAAATTAAAGATATGCTTTATGCTAAAACTGCTGAAAAAGTTGATTCTGTTAAACCAGATGTAGCAACAGGAGTTTTTGGTGATGCGAATACAGGCATAGACGGACCTCATGAAATCGATGTTGCACAAGTAGGTGCTGCAGATAATGAAGAGTAAGTTTTAATAAATAACTACAAATAGTGTAATTTTTTAAAATAATGGCGGCGTTACAACAAGTAGGATCAGGTGCTTCCGTTGCGATGTCCATCGCAGGATTTGCTCAAACAACTGGTTATATATCCCAACAATCAGACACTGTAAGAGTTTTTGCTTTAGATGGGGGTGTACACGTTGCGATTGGAACTGATCCTTCAGCATCTAACACAGACTTTTATCTAGCTGCAAATACAGGACAAACCTTCGGAATAGGAAAACCCAATTCTCAAAGAGTTGTAGGGGTAACTACAAGTGGTAATGTAACTCACATTACTTTCCCAGAAGGAACTGGATCGCCTTTTGTTGCTGGTGATATTGTTAGTTTAAGTATAACTGGACAATCTTATTATGATTTTGATTCTGCAGGAGTAATTTCAGTTGAAAGTTCTTCTGGTGTTCATGGATATTTCAGTCAAAGAATTACAGTAGACAATCGTTATAGTGTTGCTATTAGCACTGCTGTAGGTGATCTTGGCGGTGATCTTAGAAATGTCTTTAAAGTAAGTGCAATACCAGCTCCTACAACTGATACTGGTGGAGCAGTATATGTTCAACAAGTTCAAATTACAGGAGATGCCTAATGAAACTCATTAGAGAAGAAATCGAATCTGTCGATTTTGTAATCGAAGAACGAAACGGTAAGAAGAATCTTTATATTGAAGGAGTTTTCCTTCAGGGTAATATTCAAAACCGCAATAATCGTATGTATCCTATGGATACATTAAGAAAAGAAGTTCAGAGATATGATGAGAATCATATTAGGACTGGAAGAGCATTAGGAGAACTTGGTCATCCTGATGGTCCAACTGTTAATTTGGATAGAGTATCCCATAAAATTGTTTCTCTTAGAGAAAGTGGAACTAATTTTATTGGAAAAGCAAAAATCATGAATACTCCAATGGGCAATATTGCTCGTAATCTTATTGATGAAGGAGTAAAACTAGGTGTATCTTCTAGAGGGATTGGTTCATTGAGACCAACTAAAGAAGGTTGCAACGTAGTTTCTGATGATTTTATGCTTGCAACTGCTGCTGATATAGTAGCAGATCCTTCTGCTCCCGATGCTTTTGTAGAGGGAATTATGGAAGGAAAAGATTGGATATGGGACGGTGGAGTTCTTCGTGAAAGGGCAGCTGCTAAGACATATCGCTATATTAATACGTTAGTTGACCAGAAAAAATTGCAAGAAAACAAGCTAACACTATTCAATGACTTTCTTGCAAATTTATAATTCTATAAATAAATATAGATTTTAACAAAGGAAATCGGAGTACAAACAAATGTCTAGTGGAGATTTACAAGAAATGGAAGTAGGCACTAAACCATCCAAAACTGCAGTAAATGCTAATGCAGCACCTGCACAACCGATGCAAAGTGAACCTGGTGCGTCTTATGAGGATCTTGGTGGTCCTACACCTGATAATAATAGTCCTATTGGAGATTCCAATAAACTAAAAGAACCCCGAATAAAAACTGTTAAAGATATAGTTAACGCTAAGGCAAAACCTGCTGAACCTATGGAGAAACTAAAAGGTGCAATTGGTCAGTCTGAGGAAGTTGAAGTAACTGATGAAGTAGTTGCTGAAGCTGAATCACCTGCTGCAGAAGAAGAGAAACTCAAGAAAGATGACGATCTTGCAGGTTCTCCTAACTCCAAGAAAAAGGTTAAGGAAGAAGCAGAAGAGGAAGTTAATGTCGAGGAAGATGTTAATGCACTTCTTGGCGGCGAAGATCTCTCCGAAGAATTTAAGGAGAAAGCAAAAGTTATTTTTGAAGCTGCACTTCGCTCTAAAGTAGAAGAAATTAAGGAATCTTTAGAGAAGCAGTATGACGAAAAACTTTCCGAAGAGGTAGAAGTAGTCAAAGAGTCTCTAGTCGAGCGTGTTGATTCTTATCTAGAATATGTTTCAGAAGAGTGGATGATTGAGAACAAACTCGCTGTAGAAAACGGACTTAAGACTGAAATGACCGAATCTTTCCTCAATGGAATGAGAAGTCTTTTTGAAGAACATTATGTATCAATCCCTGAAGAAAAATACGATGTATTACATAACATGGTAGAAAAACTTGATGATATGGAAACCAAGCTCAATGAGCAGATCGAGAAAAATATGTCACTTAACAAGAGACTCGCTGAGTCTGTTGCTGATAGCATATTAGATCAAGTCTCCGAAGGTCTTGCTGAGACCCAGAAAGAGAAGCTCTCCTCACTTTCTGAAAGTGTAGAGTTTGAAAGTGAAGAAGAATATCGTGAAAAGTTGGAGATGTTGAAGGAATCTTATTTCCCTTCAAAGACAGGTTCTCCAAGAGCAGTAGCAACAGAAACCCTATCAGAGGGCGTAGAAAATGTTGAACCAGAAACTTATGGTTCTAACATGAACGCATATCTTAAGACATTGGGTTCATTCTCTGCAAAATCCTGAATTTAATATCAGTTCAAACGTACAAAATCACACTTTTTTATAGGTAATAGCAATGTTCCAATCAGAACAGTTGCAGGAAAAGTGGGCACCGCTTCTTAACTATGAGGGTCTTGATCCAATCAAAGACAATCATCGTAAGGCAGTAACCGCAGTCCTGTTAGAAAACCAAGAGAAATTTTTAAGGGAAGAGCAAGCTTTCGGCAACGGAATCAACTTGATGGAAGCTCCCCCAACCAACAGTGCTAACGCTGCTGGTGCTCAAGGCGGTTTCGGTGGCGATGCCACACCCGCAGGTCCAGTTGCTGGTTTCGACCCAGTTCTAATCTCATTGATTAGACGTGCAATGCCTAACTTGGTCGCATATGACCTTGCTGGCGTTCAACCAATGAGTGGTCCTACTGGACTCATCTTTGCGATGCGTTCACGCTACACCGATCAGTCTGGTACTGAAGCATTCTACCAAGAAGCAGATTCTGCATTCTCTGGTCAGGATGACGGCTTCAACCTAACTGCTGGTGAGTCTGACTCTATCGCTGGTATGGGTACAACTGGTCAGTCTGGTACCAACCCATCCGTACTTAACCCCGTCGGTTCTGCATCCTCTACTGGATACAACGTCGGACAAGGAATGTTCACTGGAGATGCTGAGAACTTAGGTTCTACTGCTGGTGATCTATTCAACCAGATGGCATTCAGTATTGAAAAAGTTACTGTGACTGCGAAGTCTCGTGCTTTGAAAGCTGAGTACTCACTAGAACTCGCTCAAGACCTCAGAGCAATCCACGGATTGAATGCAGAAGCTGAATTAGCAAACATTCTTTCTACTGAGATTCTTGCTGAGATCAACAGAGAAGTTATCAGAACAATCTACAAGGTTGCTGAACAAGGTGCTGTTTCTAACGTCGCAACTCCAGGTGTGTTCGACTTAGACATCGACAGTAATGGTCGTTGGTCTGTTGAGAAGTTCAAAGGACTTATCTTCCAGATCGAAAGAGATGCAAACGCTATTGCACAAAGAACTCGTCGTGGAAAGGGTAACATCATCCTTTGCTCTGCAGACGTTGCTTCTGCTCTAACAATGGCTGGTGTACTTGATTACACTCCTGCTCTTAATGCTAATCTTAACGTTGACGATACTGGTAATACATTTGCTGGTACTCTTAATGGTAAGTACAGAGTATACATCGACCCATATGCTGCTAACTTAGCAGTTGGTAGTTCTGCTGGTAGTGGAAACGTTTCTACAAACAGTGGTAACCAGTACTATGTTGTTGGATACAAAGGTTCTTCTCCTTATGATGCTGGTCTGTTCTATTGCCCTTACGTTCCTCTACAGATGGTTCGTGCAGTTGGTCAGGACACCTTCCAGCCCAAGATCGGATTCAAGACTCGTTATGGTCTAGTTGCAAACCCATTTGCAGAAGGCATGACACAAGGTCTTGGTCGTCTTAAGATTAACGCTAACCGCTACTACAGACGTGTTGCTGTTAAGAACCTTATGTAAGCAAGACGCTTATATTTCTTCAAAGACCTCCTCTTGCAGGAGGTCTTTTTTTATGGTATAATAGGAAAGACAAATCCCTAAAACATCATGTTTGACACAATCTTTGAGGATGGCACTCTTAGACAATATATTGATGATAATCTGAAAGATCCGTGGGAAGGTACAAATTTTGAAGGATATGTTTTCATGTCACCTAAACAAAAGGGTGAGTTTGGTGAGCGTTTTGTTCATAAATATATGGAACTACTTGAGTATAAAGTAGAACGTGCTGCTACTTCTACTGCTGGACATGATCGTGTTATCCTTGAGTATTTGGAAGAAGTTATGACTAGCAGTTATCTTACAGAGATTAAATTCTCACTTGCCACTCGTAATACTAAAGGTGGTGTAACTGATGATAAGTTTATTATTAATCATGTATCTGTAGGTAAAGATTGGGAAAGACTTATCTTCTGCGGTATCAATCCCAATGAAGAG